CCCAGCATCCGACGATAGGAACAACCGTGTCTTGGGGTCTTGGGTAAACTGTTGTTTGGATGAATCCCTATCCAACATTGTCATCCCTCCCATGAACAATACGCTGTTAGTTAAGTGTTTAGTGGCTCGTTGAATCAACCTAAGGTTTTCTTTAAAGAAGGAAAACAAAACAACTTTGTTGTTTGGTGACTGTTCCAAAACATCTGTAATGTACTGAACTACTGCTTCTAGCTTTGGTGTTCCGGAAGTTGGTGGCATGATGCCTTGGTTTACTAACTTGTTTGCATACTCACTACCTAAGTCTGTTGACGCATCTGCATACATCTTGGCCGACCAATGAACCAACTCTGGGTTGTCACAGAACATTCGCAGCACAATTAGCTTAGACATGATGTCTCCTTGTGCTTCTTTGTTGCCTGATGAACCGTAGTAGTGGCTCCAAATGTCAAAGCCTCGCCCTGTTTGCGAAATTGCTTTTTGAATTGATTGCAACAAATCATGTGCAATCTTTCTGTACACAACAGCACCCGCAGTATCAAAAGGAACTGGTATTACTTGTTGTATAACTTGAGGTAGTTGATCGGCAATGTCTTCTCTAGTTTTACGAATCATTACACCTTCCATGCTGTAATGAAGTTGTTTCAGATTGCGGTAACGACTTGGTTTACCCCACTTATCCCTGACTATGAAAGTCCTATCAAAGATGTCAACCTTACCTAGTACTTTGGGGTCAACAAACTCCATAATGGAAAACAGTTCTTCAGGGCGATTTTCAATTGGTTGTCCAGTTAAGGCAAACCGATAGTGGTACCTCTTCCCTATTCTTTTTATTAAACGAGAACGTCTGGCTTTAGCCGATTTAATAATGGTGGCTTCATCCACAACCATTGCATCAAACGTATGTTTCTCAAAGTCAGCCAAATCATTTTTTAAAGATTCAGAATTGATGATTACGTAAGTGGCACTAAGCGATGCCCTCCATTGTTTTTTTCTAGTACTAACTGTTCCGTCTATGACAATGCTAGAAGAGTCAGTAAACTTTTTAATTTCCCGTTCCCATTGATACTTAAGTGATGAAGGCACAACAATCAAAGCTTTTTTTATTTCCCCTTGATTTTTTAAAGTTTCTAACGCCGAAAGTGTTGTAATGGTTTTACCAGCACCCATGACTAAAGCCAAAAGCATTTGACCGCGATCTACCATCGCATCAGAAGCTTCTTGTTGAAATGGATACAAGGTTCCTTTAAACATGTAACCACCATGGGAATACAGATGCTTTAGAGATTGATTCATAAACTTCTGCGTCTGTCATGTCCCCAATGTCCTTTGCTTCAGTATGCGAATACTTAGCCCATAAGACTGGGGTTCTAAATGCGGGCAATTTTTCTTTTAGTTTTTGAGCTGCTGCGATTCCTGCTGAGTCATTGTCTAATGCAATTATCAACTTATTAACATGATTAGCAAGTAATGAAATTTGTGTCTTACTTATATGCGCACCAAATGAAGCCAATCCACAGCAGCCGCCCATTACGGTGTGTAATCGTACAACGTCAAGTGGAGACTCAACCAAAACGCAAGTGTCACAGTCTGCTTTGTCAAGACCAAACAACGTGCTTGATTTTGAAACACCCACTGGGTAATTTAAAACTCTAGTTTTGGATTTAGATTGCCAACCTAGAAGTTCTCCAAAAGGAGACACGATAGGGATAACCCACGCTTTTGTGGAGGTATCCCATCGGATACCGTACCTACGAGCCGCATCTCTATCTAAGTTCCTACTCGCCAACAACCCATCTGAAGGAACTGCAAACTTACTAAACGCCATCCAGTCTACGACTGGCTGTTGAGGTTCTGCCTCTACTGGGTTAGTTAGTCTGTTAAGACCGTTGTTAATTAAAAACTCATGCACAGCAACAATAGAGTCAGCTTCTCCGGTTAGCTCAGAAACTAAATGAGACAGTGTGCCTTTAGCGCCGCACGAATAACAAATCCATAATCCGTTAGAAGCATTCATAGACCACGATGGTGATCTATCAGCTTTACCAGTTCTGTTTAAATGTACTGGACACCTAGCAGAAATCTCACTGTCTCCAACACGTACGACATCAACACCTAAACTTTTTAAAACATCTGCAATATCAGTAGTACCATGAATCGCTGTCATCATCGTCATCGTCCTCTCCTACTTCTGTGAAGTCCATGTTCTTCCAGTCCCAGTTAATGCGAATCTCACCTAGTGGTGCTGAACGAGCAAGAACCACACGGATGATTGATTGGTTGTCAATATCAGGGTCTGACTCCACGCCAACGATAAGGTCTGAGTCTTGGGCAAAAGACGATGTATAGCCAATTGAGTCAGCAGTAATCTTGCGTGATTTCTTGTTGCCAAGTTTCCAAGACAAAACTTGAGTTGTGCCAATTACTGGAATGTCTGCATTTTGTGCCAAACGTTTTAGCGACCTAGTGATGTTGGTAAGTGCTTGTGGCGAACCTTTAGGCTCACCATTCTCATCGTCCATAAGATACACACCGTCAACAAACAAGATGTCGGGTTTAAATTCTTTTACCTTCGCAGCAAGAGCACTTACGGTTGTTAGAGATGACGTATCTTCCGTGACTACAAATGGATGCATGTTTTTTCGCATACGCAAGGTGCTTGCAATCTTTTCTAATTCGTTGTTCGTCAAAGAACCACGCAAGATGTTTGTGTAGGCAACCTTAGAAACAATTGCGTCGTATCGTGCTGCTTGCTCTTCAGCAGACATTTCAAACGAAACAAATAGCGGTGATTTGCCGTGAAGGTGGGCGGCATTTGCCATGATGAGAGTCATCAAGGACTTACCTTTCTTTGCTTCACCTACAAACGTAATAAGTTGCTGTGGTCTAAACCCAGATGTGATTCTGTCTAAACCAAGTAGGCCAGTTGGAATACCACGCAATGCGTTTGGAGTGCTTTGTAATTCTTTGTATTTGTCAACTCGTGATTCCCAGGTTTCAATAAGGTTGATGTCACGCAACCGTGCTGTTTCTGCAGATGCCTTTTGTAAACCATTTGCAAGATCAAGTAATGCTTTAGACGTGTCGCCAGCTTCCAAAGACGGCATTGCAAGCGCCATAGCCTCAAGCAGGTTGCGATGACGGTACGCTTCGTAGACCTCGTCAATGAGTGCCGTGAATGGTTCATCTTCAGCAGTGATTAAACGAATGTCTCCAAACTCTTGACTAAGCGCTCGCTTAGATGGAACTTCGCCATGGTCTCTCCAAAAGGTAATTAACCATGACCAAACTTTGGACCACTCTGCTGTGAAGTGGTCTTCTTTTACGCCAGCCTTTAGAGCAACTGATAAATCTTTAGTTTGAATTACCTTGCTGATTAAGAGATGTTCTGCACTAGCCATTACGCAGACCACGCAGTCTTAGGTGTAACCACCGTGGATCTGAATCCAATAATCTTTGCGTGCTCTTCATCTGCTGTATACACCTTCTGTATGGACGGAAAAAATCTGAGGTCGTATGCTAATTCCTCAATTGACTTATACGCCGTTACTACTGTTGATATCCCTTTTCTTACTAACCACTTTTCAATGCTGTCAACAAGATAGTCGGGCAACAGCGTATAAACAACTATCCCCACGTTATATCTGTTAATTAAATCAATTGCGTGCTTTACAGGTATTTCGTTTACCTTCCAAAAAGATATGTACTGTTCCCAATTTTTCGCAGTCAGTGCAACACGTGCTCTAATTTTAGATAACCCTTCCGGCTCTGATGCCAGAACGCCCTCAAACATTGTTGCTTGAGAAATTGGAGAAAAGGAAGCTAAATCATTCCCCTGCATAATGTGGGTCCAATAAACGATAATCCTTTCCTAAGAAAGGCAACACGCAGCAACATTCACTCAGAATAGAAGCAACACGTGGTCCATAAATATCGCTTAAACGTGATAATGGAATCTCACTAGTAATGATTGTAATTAACTGTTGTTCGTAGCGACTATTCAACATAGAAGTAATTGCCTTTTTTGTAAAGTCAGTCATTCGTTCTGAACCAAGATTGTCCAAAACCAAAACGTCGTACACAGCATTGATGTACTTCAACATGTATTCGTCGGAGTACATATCAGATAAAACATTGTCAGGATTCATCTCGTCGTATGATGCTTCAACAAACTTTTCAGCCGTTATAAAAAAACCGCTTAGTTGGTGATTTAAAACGATTTCACGAAGTAAGCCACATGCAACATGTGTCTTTCCACTCCCAGAACCGCCAAAAAAATAAAGACCTTCTCCGCATTCTTTGTTGTGTTCAATGTTGGTTAACCATTGGCGAACGTATGTAACAACATCAGGACTTCCTAATTCCGTGTTGTAATCATCTAAAGTTTTTTTAGTAAAGCGTTTTGGTATGTGCGCATTCTTTAGGCGCTCTATAGGTTGTCTGTTGCGCCAATACTTTGCAGAGTGCCATTCACTCATGTGTACCTTTCATCAATCTCTTGTCAACAGTGTATTCGGAATAATCGTACTTTGACAATGGTGTATCTACTTTTTTCTTTAAAGCATCCAAACGCGACGCAAACCCTTTCCACGTTGGCACATCTGTTGGCAATGGTGTTTGTTTAATCTCGTGAGCAAACACGTCAATCATTTTGTAAATCTGTTCTATTGTCACGCCTTTTTCTTGCAGGTTCTTAAATACTTTCATCAAAGCCATACCGTTAACCGGAGCGTTTAATGTCATGTTCTTACTAATTGTTGCATCTCTAAAGTAAGCCACCAATCCAGTTGTTGAACTTTTCTTTTTAGCAGGCGGTTTACTGACGGGTTCGTCGGCGCCTAATGTTTTACCGCCCCAATCATCAATCATTATCCAAACTCTTTTTGCTTTTATCAACGATGTACATGACTTTAATTTTTTTGCCGTTCTCAACTGGAGTCAAAGACAATTTGGGCACTATCACTTCTTTGCCTTTATCGTTTATTTCTTTTTCGCTGTACTCCCACATCCACCGCATGCCTTTACCCATTGCTGTTTCTCCCGTCAGTAAGTTTTAACTGTCGGTTCCACCGACTGTCCGTTGAGTATAGATCCAAGCTCTTAGTACTTTTCCCTTTCTTTTGGTTTTCCTTCTTATAATTATTTTTCTTTCTTATTTGGGTGTCTGTGGAGTCACTCAATATGAGTGTCTCTGGAGTCACTGCAGGAGTGTCTGTAGAGTCACTACTAAATACCCCAGTGTCTCTGGAGTCACCCCCATTAATTAAGGCTTCTGCGGCTGCCGTATTGTACGTAATTACGTACAAATTTGGCATGTTCTTTCCATGCCTACCCATCTTTACAATTTTGCGGATAACTCCAATCTCAACCAAACGATGCATAGCTCTAATCACAGTTCTGCGGTTGTATCCAGTATCTCTTGCTAAAACGTCATAGGTCGTAGATAAAGTTTGGTCATGTGTATTCATGTAACCAATGGCACAAGTCAATACGTGCAAAGCTATGGAATCGCCTTTCATGTATTTAACAACCCAGGTCGGTATGGAAATCCAAGGACCTCCTAATTTGGTATTCTCGCCTGCACTTTTCTGTTTCATATAGTTGCATCCTCTCTAGTGATCGTGTTATGCTTTTGCTAAGTAAACGGTTCCCTTCTCCCGTTTACTATTGCGAGTTATTTAGTAACTGCGCAAGGCCCACTTGATAGTGGGGGCGTTGGTTTCCCTTCTTACCAACGTCCTCACTGTGGGTTTAAAAACTCCAGTATTTCCTTTTTAGACCCGTTAACTGACATAAGTTGTCCGTCCTTTACATAGGTGAGCATATACAGCTCATTAGAGGGCTTAGAAACTGAATCCTGTGTAGGGGGAAGGGTATCCTTTTTTGACGCATCCTGGGGCTTCCTAGAGGCCTCTACGGGCTTATCTTCTACTGGTTGCCCGACTGTCAATGGGACTAAACCGTTACATAGGTCTAAAGTCTCCATTTCCTTTGCATTGGCTGTAAGGACAATCTCTTCTACAAATTGTGTAGGTTGGTCAAAGGTAGCAACTTCATCCCACAAAACGAGCACTGTGGCGTCAGGGTAGCTGTCCAAACTATCCTCAACAAGGTTGTTTACTTTTACAACTCGGTTTGCAGCACCTTCAACAATGTGATGAACTTTTGTATCGGAATGAATTACTGTGAATGACGCTGAATGTTCTATGAGCCAATCGTAAACACGACCCTGACCATCGGTGGGTTTGCCAGTCCAAAGAACCACAAACTCTTTTGCGGTCAACGACACGTCGCTTAAACCTGTTTCAATTACATTTGCGTTTGAATTGCCAGTACCAGCAATTATGTAGTACCTAGATTTTTGCATGTTGTCCTCCTATTTTAAAGACTTGTTATGTGCCATATCTCCTAGATAAGTCAAGCATCGTAGCACCGTGTGGCAGAAACCAGCAAGTGTTGCAATCACCAAACCGCCTAACCAAATGTTTTCTACATCAACAATAAACGAAGAAGCATAGGAGACAACTACTCCCGCTAAAACTTTTACCCAAGGCATTGCCTCTTTAGGTAAAAGCAAATCAATTACTTGCAACAGTTTGTAGACGGCTAGTGCACAAATTATGTAGTTCACGTTTTTCCTGGTATCCAATCGTAGTTAATAGTTTTGTCAATAGATGGATTTAGAAGCATAGTAACTGGTAATAGTTTTGGCAACAGGTCAACAATTGTTTCTTGAGTTTTCTTTCTATTGGTGGAATACGTTGAATAAGAAGCGTATTGACTACCTGACCATTGGTGGTCAGCAAAGTTGTTTTGGTAAACAAAACCACCAAAATCTGAATCACCATTAAAGAATGGGCCATACGAATTAGGTTCTACCATCCACTTAGTTATTGTGGTAGATTTACCAGCCCCTAAACCAAAAATAAGAACTGGGTACAACATAGCCGTGGTGCTTTGTGTTGGCGCTAGTATTACTTTTCTATCATCTGGACTTAGGTTTGCAGGAATGATTTGATTACTTTGGTTGCTGGTTGACCAGTTAGACCATGATGCCGATGCGGATGCCCATTGAGCACCCCAAATACTTCCGGCAGAGGCTGTTGTAATTTCAATAGATGACCAGTAATCAATGTTGTCTTTTACTGGAACAGCAACGGTGGACATCAAAGCAAATTGTGCTGATGAACTTCCTGAGTTAGTTACAGTAATGTACTCGCCTGATTTTGTGTAAGTAACAGAAGCAGATTGTGTTGTTAAGTTCCATTTTTTAGTTCCAGATTCAATCACAAACAATGAATCCGCCACTAAATTTGCTTTTTCTGCATGGATGTTAAACGTATAGCGAGGGCTAGTTGTTGACTCAATGACATCTACCTCAGAACCTGTTACAGCAATTAAGTATTGTTTTGTTGCTTCAAGAGTTCCTTTTCGTTGTCGGTAGTAAGCAATATCTTTTAATATTTGTCTAATGCGAGAAGTTCCAAGATCTTGAATAGATACTTCTAAACCAAACATTTTAGATAATTGGTCTAAGGATTCTGTTTCTGTTTTTTCAGGATCATATTGTTGGACTATTGAGTTAAGTAATGTCCTGATGCGGTCAAATTCAAAACCAAAGATGTCTAAATATCGGTAAAGGTAGCCTCTTGATAAACCTTCTGGGTCTGTGTCCATTCCGTTAATATCTGCAACACGGTGATGAGAAGGAACACGATCCCATAAAGCATCGGTTGTATGGTGGTCAAAAGGTACTAACTCTTGTAATGTTGCAACTCTTTCGTACCAGTTAATACCAGATGGTCCTGTTCCATTTTGGTTCCAGTGCAAGAACAGTGAGTAGTAAGCCCACGCTCCGGATGGAACACCATTGTGGGTTACTGCGTACGTAGTATCTGCATAAGTTTGTGTTTTAATAATTACACCGTCTGCAACAGTTTCAGGAGCACCTGTTTTAGAATAAACAACTACAACGCCTTTTATAGAAGTTTGACCAGATGTTTTAGTTGCTGGGTCTTCAATTAAAAAGTTAGACCAAAACAAATTTACTGAAGAATGGGTTGTTGCTGTTGCTTCAAATATGGCTGTAACATCTAATTCACCAACTGGAGCAATAAACCCATCAGCTCGTAACGAACTATCTGAATCTAATCTTGTCTGCCCAACTGGGGCGTCTGTGTTTGTACCACGAACATAAGAACCAAAAGGGTTGGCGTCAGGACTTGCAATTAAGTCAACGCGACGAATCCTAAAAGATTTATACGCCATTAGACAGAAGCAACTCCACCACTAGCAGTAACACTTAGTTGTGATAAAAGAAGAAGACGATTGTCTGCTGCTTTGACGCCCTCAACAGCCGGTATTAATGATGCCGTATCAATTACGTTTGAAGCTCCAGTAGTGAAACGAGAAACACTAACGTAGTCCACACCATCTACATCCAAGATAGTGCGGTACAAAGTACCAAGGGTTATCGTTTGACCAAACGTTACATCATCAAAATCAAACAATAATTTAATTGCAGTTTCTACATCATCTTTTACAGAATCTTGAATGTAACTTGGCAATACTGCTACATTGCATGTGATTTTTACTAAATCTAAAGTAACACTAGGAATAACAAGAGAATTTACTCCTACAATTTCTCGTGGAGAAATGTAGTCATATATTAGATCTTGATAATTGGTATCCAAAGTAAGAGGGCTAGTAGTTGGGCTAACTGGCAAAGTTCCGTCATAGGAATCTTGAGTAGTTAACGCATAAATTTTTACTTGGGCATTTTTATAAGTTGCGGTTGATGCAACACTTGCCGATGCAACACTTGCCGAAACAAGAGCATAGGTAAAAGATGTAGAACTAGGTGTACCTGTTACAACGTACGTACCATCAAACGTATCATCAACGTCAAATACTCCAACATATTCTCCAAGTGACAGTCCGTGAGCGGCACTTGTTGTTAGTGTAGCTACCGATGATGTTTTGGCTTTGTTAGTTATTACACCTTGTTTTGCTGTAGCGCCAGAAACTATTTCTGCTTTTGTTTTGACTATTCCCGGAACACGAAGAGTTAATTCTTCGTAATCCTGCAAAGACACTGCTCTGTCTTGAGACCTAAACGATGCTGGAATGTTCGTTTTTAATGAAACAATACTTTCAGAATCAGAACCACCAAATGCGCGAGTGGTGTTTGGCGTAATAACAATTCCGTCATAGGTTGGGCCGAAAGCATTTGACAATGAATAAAATGCAGTTACTGAATTGGCTTCAACGTTTCCTGCAGAGCCACGGCTTCGTCGGTAGGTGATAGTAATAACGGCGTTAGTGGATGGGATTTTTCCATGAATACCATTTCCAAATTGTAGAACAATGCTGTCATCAGCTTCAATTCCTGCTACATAAACTTTGTCAGAGTTAGTGCTATCAATTAACCGATCTACTTGCGCATATGGAACAGACGTTCCCAACACTCCTTCAGCAACCGTTACGACTAATGAGTTTTTAACAACTCCAGTTCTTGATATTGTATACGTTTGTGAAATTTGACCGCTGCTTGTAAATGTTTCTGTAAAGAATTCTCCCTCTGTCAAACTTAACAATGCGGGAGTTGTTTTAGCATAGGTTACATATCCAGTAATAGCTGCTCCAGTAGAGTTAAAAGCTATTGCTTGATTAGATGTAAAAATTACTGGTTCAGCAGTTTCTACCAAAGGTTTTGCGGTGAACTTGGTATTAGCAGGAATTAAAATTGGTGATGCATTTGTGGCCAAAGAGTTTGTCGCATTCAATGTTATTGAAGTTTGTGCTGAAGTTCTGCCATGTGGTATATAGTCTAAAAGACTTGCAATTGCCAATAACGATGAACGTCTAGTAGCAGTATCCAAAAATGATTCTTTGGCTGCTTGGTCTACATAGTAATGAAGGATATCGCCCATGTAAGCAACAAGGTCAACAAACAACATGCCAAAATCAGAATTGTCACGTGATGTCCATTCTGGGAAAACAACAGATGCACGATTAAGCAAGTCAGTGCGAATTGAAATATAGTCTCGGTTGGTATAGTCAAAAGTTGTCATAATACAGAATCCTCAGTTAAATCAGTTGGCAAGACTACATCAATAGTTGCTTGTCGTCTACCAAAGGTTGGTATTTGATATTCCACAGTAATTTTAATTGTGGAATCGTTAACTAACGTGTTTGGTCCGTTGATTATTAAATTTGTTATTTGAGCACCAGCAACGTTTCTTTGCAATCCTTGTAATGCCTCCATTTTGTATTCTTCAAAAATCAACGGGTCAAAATTTTCGTATACAAGAACGTTTGTGTTTGCTCCATACATGGGAAGCATTGGTCGTTCAAATACAGAAGTAGATAGATAATCTAAAACTTTTTGTTTGACTATGTCATCTAGTTTGGAAATCTTTGAGACTTTACCAGACGGTTCAATATTAAATGGCATTTTCATAATTGACATAATTTACCTAATTTAACTAAAAACCTGTACAGAAAGAATAGATCCGTATCCATCTGTTGGGGCAATTGTTGGGTTGACATTAAGAATAAAAACGTTTGTGTAATCAGAGTTATCGGTAGTAACCACTACTTGATCGCCAATTTCTGGGACAGGCCAAACGCCATTTACTTTTTTTCTACCTATAAATGATATATCTAATGTAAGCTCTGGGCCAAATTTAGAAGGTATTCGTACCTTGATCTCACCCGTGGATGCGTTAGACGCAGAAACAATTGCCCTATGTATATAGGGTTGAAAGACCTCAGTATACATAGGCTTCCTCTCGGCTTGCTTTCCAGATACGGTTAGTTAATTTTGGGGGGGCTGCAGTTTTGTAAGAAGCCTCTCTAGCTATAGATAGAGATGTCTTGTTTAACGAATCAGTTTTCAACTTAAGTGTTGTAATGTAGTGCTTATCATTTACATGATGAGTTACTTCGTCAATAAGCCAATACCCATCAAATTCTGAATTGTAGGAATCTATATAAGCAAGGCGACCAGGCATTGCTGTGGATATACCAACTACACTAACTTCCGCAGTCATTCCATATGAATCTCTTGTGTATTTTTTAATAAACTGTTCTAATGCGTCTTTAGATGTTGTGTTTACAGTGACTTCATGAGTAAACCTATTTTTTACGGTTGACCCTAATCCGCTTGGTCTATCCTGTAACGACGTGTACGTAGTCTCTTTGCCCAAATTGTCTAATGATTTTAATACCCAATCAGCTGCCCCACCTTGTGGAGTAACATCTCCAAAGAACCCATTAAGTTGGTAAATATTTCCTGGTTTCTTTTCTATTCCAGAATCTGATAAAAGAGTTTTTAGTATTGTTATAGGAGCAGTTTTTACATATGAAGAAAAAGGATCATATACAGACAGATGAGTTCCATTAGCAGTTACGCAATAGCCTATTTGATTTGCTGTTCTTACTAGTAACTCCCAATCGCTAATTTCATGCTGGGCAATTAATGAGAAAATGTATTTGTTGTTAGGTACAGAGTACGAAAAATTGTATTTATTTGCAATTATTTCTGTTAATTGCTTTATTGTTTTGTTAGCATACGTTGTATTTTTTATGCGTTTCATTTCGTAACTACTTCCAAAACAAACAACTTTAGCCATTTGGATTAATGAATCATTGACAGTTCCCATTCTTGTTTGGGCTTCAATTTCTACGTAAGCAACATACCCAACAAACTCAATCATGTTTGCTTCGTTGTTACCCAAGGCAATACGCACTGGAAGTCCTCTGTACGCAGTAACAGCTATACCCGGAAATCCTCCGTACGTGATGGTAGCAATGTCATGTTTATTTTCAGAAAAAGTTAATTCAACGTTTCCTATTTGTGTTAGAGGAACTGTACCGCCAGTAATCTCTACATCTACCAATGGGCTGTCTAAACTTGCGTTTGTAAAGATCATAACGGTATACGAATACGATCATTTGCTTGCAAGTCAAATGTAAAATTTATTTGTGGATTTAAATCTAATAATCTCCAATGTTGGGAACTATCTCCATATATTTTTGCTGCAAGATTTTCAAAAGTATCCCCAGGCTTTACGATATAGGTTTGAACTGCAATTTCAGAATACTCTTTCCGTACAGCAATGATTGTTCCATCAGAAGCTACGTCAGTTGTATAACGAGATAAAGAATTAGTTATCATGTTTGTGACGCTGTAGACAAACTTAAGTTGTTAAAAAGGGAATCTTCTCCGCAAGTTACTGTTTTATCAAATGTTATTTTTTGACCAAGTGGGTAAGGGTTGCCGTGTCTTTGAAGAGTAATTGTAATTTCTAACCTTACTCTAAATTTGTCTTGCTCAAATGGTCGTGGGTTATTTGAAGGAGGCAAAGCCATATCCCATTTTGCTTCTTCTTGACCAGTAATGCCAAATATATCGCTGTCGTTACGACCAATAATGTGATCTATATTTGAAACGACGTCTAACTTGTCACTAATCAATGCAATACTTTCGTATATTTGACCAGATCCTGTTGCTATAACTAATGGATTATTAAATGTTCCCCATTGTTCAAACCCAGTAGGGTATCCCTTAACTAGGCTGCCTCCAGATGCCGAAGTCCTAGTTGGTTGTCTTGAGTTACTTGCTCCATTTATGTAAGAATCCCAATGTATTGAAATTGTTCCAGTCCAATGAAATGAGGGGTCTCCTCCACCGTCTTTTGCCAATGTATTAATTCTGTAGTTAGCACCTGCCTCATTCAAACGTAAAGTAAAATTAAAACTTTGTTGTGGATCCGATTTAAGGATGTAATTTAATAAATCTTTACCACCTTTGTGATGGGACACAGTTTTGTACATAGACCTAACACCATCTAAAGTTGCTTGTTCTACAGCCTTATCCGCCTCTGATTTTGGTTTAGAGTCTGGAGATGAAGGTTGATCTGAAGAAGAAGTTTGGTTTTGGGTGAGAATTGTTGTTTTTTTGGCAAATCCAATGTACAAAGCTTGAATGCTTAATTCTACGGTTGCTTGAGTAGGTACAAATTTTTTAGAAAATTTATGAAAATTTACCGTACTTGACAAAACAAAACCTTCAATCATCATATAATTTGACAACATAATTCTTACTGGTGTTGGTACAAGAAAAGCTTGGTTACCTAAATTTGGATTACTGTTAGTTGGGTTTAACCAGTAATCGCTTGCTGTTTTATTTATCTCAGCAGTTTTGTCTTGTTCATCTTTTGTGTCTTCAGAATCAACATCCGTACCTTTGGTAGTTGTGGGTGTTGTAACAGAAGATTTTTGTGCCTCAGCAATTTTTTGAATAGTGGTTAGTGTTTCTTTACTAATGCCTTGACCAATGACTCCGTCTAAAACCATAATGTCTGCAAGAACGCCAATTTTGGTAACCCAAGATGGTTGATAATTTCCTTGTACAAATTCATATATTTCAGGAGATGTTTCAAGAAGTGGATCAAATCTATCAGATACGCTTCCAGCGTAAACTTTAGTGCCTTTAGACATGTAGTATCCAGAAGTAACTTCTGCCTCTCGGTTAAACAGAAGTTTTAAACCATACGTTGATTGACCAGGAATTGGAACAGTTAACTGTTCGGGTCTTTGGTTAAAAAAGTATTGTGTGTCGTAACTATTTGCAGATACACTACGAACAATAGTTTCTGGTTGAAATTGAAAGTTACAACGGCGTCCAACAATATCAACTGCTTTGTCGCTCATGCGATCATAGAATTCGTTTAGTCTACGAATATACCCACGAATTGGTTTATAAGGAGCTCCACCCATTGTTCTGGTTGTTGGTCCAGGAAATATAAAAGGAGGATTGTCTTGTTGACGTGAGTACTCAGCGTCAGAAAGTGGTCTACTTATATCTAGATAAGAAGTTCTAGCATCACTGTAAACAAAAGATTGTGGATTAAGGTTTACTCTTTGAGAGTTTCTAATCTGGTCTAGTTGCCTACGCTCTTCTGGGTCTATGGCCATTAGGTTGTCCTCAACAATTCTCTCTTAAGATCGTTATCCAGTAATCGGGCTATTTCTTCAGCCATACGTCTTGCGTCTGACGGGTTGTTTCCTGTAGAGGTTACATATATGTTCGGAGCAATTGTAACACTAGTGCCACCAGCAACTTGAACAGTTGTGCCACCACGAGTAGGTTCGTTTACAATTGGGTCACCTTGGTCAAGACCTAGTTGGCGAGTAATGGCTTGAGCTTTGGGCATAATTTCTTGAGTACCCGCCATTGGGTTTCCCTCTTTGTTCCATGGAGAATAGTTACCTCCACCAAACAAAATGCGTGCAGCTTTAATATTTAATTTGGGATCATACAAATCTTCGTTTTTGCTAATACCAAATTGTTGTCTACGTTTAATTGGGTCTAAACCTACTGACTTGTCGTCTTTCATATTAATTTGAAATAAACCATACGATAAGTCATCGGAATCATCAGCAAGCTCACCTGGTCGCCAACGTGATTCACGCCAAGAAATAGCAAGCATGTTTGTAATGTCTTTTCCTTTGAACCCACGACGGCTCAACAACTGAGCAATCTCAGCTGGGTCCATAGCCCCACCAGGTGTTGTTCCAGCTCCTTGTGGACTCTTTGAAGAACTTTCTCCGTAAGCTGCTTTACTTACAACACCAGAACTAGCAGCTCCATCCATTTTTTCAAAGTTAAAGTTTCCTGGTCCTGAAACAATATCGCTAATACTTACTTGATTAAATGTTTCAGCGCCACCATGACCACTTGGTGAATACTTTGCAAAGTACTTATCTCCTACAACATAACCACCTTTAGGTGTACCAGTAGATGGATCTAGTGTTACTGAACCCTTAGACGTACCAGCAGGTTGACCCCATTTAGAACCTTGTTTTTCGTATTCCCATCTAGAATCAGGAAGCTCTGCTGGTTGGATGTGCCAAGGTTCTCCTAAATTTTTACCAAATGTTTTTAGACCGTATTTAGCAGCGTTTTCTTGAACCCAATCAAGGTCTCCAACCAAGTCTGCAGCCAAACCAATTTCGTGCATAGACCGTCCCGGAGGAGCAGCAGGTGCACCTGAAATGTGTTTATATTGTTCTCCGTTGTATTCAACATCACCAGCAGATCCGTCTGTTACTTTTTTGTAACGACTAAAAAACAATGCTCTTTGATCAGCTTCAGAACGAGTACCGACTCCCAAACCAACGTTAGGGTTGTCTGCAAACATTCGTAACAAACGATCTTTAAAAGTAGAATTCAATGTTCTAAAACTTGTAGAGTTTGATAATTCACCAAGGCTTACACGTTTTGCAGGGCTTCCATAACCCATTGGAACTTTTGCACTTCCTCCAGGTTTTACTCCACTTTCTGGCGGGTCACCCATCAACGTAGCACCAAGCATGCTTAACCCAAGGCTTCCACCAAACGTTGTTGGAGCAAGGAAAGTACCTGCAGCCATCAACGCTGCTCCTCCAATTTTTCTGCCAATACTTCCTCGTGAAGAGATATTGGCACCAATAAGTCCACTTAATGTTTCTTCTAATTGACCAAGTGCTCTTGTAACTGCTTGGGTATTCTTTTCAAATTGAGCTAAATTATCTGCTTGTCGCCTGTAGTAATTCTCGTCACGACCTTCTTTAACACGTGCTGTTTCTTCAGCTTGTGTTGCAAAGTTTTTCTCAATACCCATGATTTGACGATCTGATTTTTTAGATGGATCGTACATTGTTGTTTTGCCAGTTTTCTTTTGGTATTGAACATTGGCATTTGCGTAATCTAAAATTTGATCAATCATGTCTTCTGGTACACCAGACGCCATCAACATAGCCCTAGTGTTAGACCCTGCTTGACGAGCACCAGCAAGTCTTCCCTCATTAGTAAGACCAGTTCTTTGAACAATTTGTTGCATGACTTTATCCATGGAGCGTTGTTGCCCACCAAGACCGTACATGCCAGT